CACATTGAAGTATTGCAATCATATTCTTAATCTCCTCATCTTTTTACGATTGTTTGTATCAGATAAACTTTTAATGCTCTTCCCACCTCTACCATCTTTAGGAAGGAAGTGTCGCTTATAATGAGCTAATCTAGCGTTCATTCTCTTTCCTGAACCGAATATATCAACTAACTGTTCTATAATCGCCTGCTTAAGCTCACTACATGGTAACTGAATAACTAGGTCATATGCAAACCGTATCTGTTCACAGATTGTTAGCTTACGAGAAGCATCCTTAGCTATAGACTCAAGTAATATCTTTACCTCTTCAGGATCAGTGAATCTCTTTTCGTACCCTGGTAATTTATCAACGACAGTATTCATAGATTATGTCTATAACTTTCATGCGCTTTCCAGTAATGTTCATTTCACATGACCATTCTGGTATGCGCTTTAACCAATATAAAAACTCTTCTTTATCTACAATATAACGATAAACATCTTGAATATCAAATACTTCCTTATTTTTTATCTTGTTGCGCATAAAATTAAGAAGAGTATTAGGATTCTTACCCCAAGTTATATTTCCTATTCTAACTATCGTATGCTTAGGAAAAAATGTCTTAACTAAGTGCTCCATTAATCGTTTATGTTTAATATATCTTGTATCACTTTCAAATACTGCTAGGGATGAGAAATAAACTAAATGATGAAATAAGTTAGTCTGTTTAAGTAGAAGAGTCTTTTCTCTATCATATTCTTCTTCTCTAGTCTCTTGAGAATTTGATACACCACTAGCAAAGAACACCACTTCATCTCTATCTATTTCTTTTAAAACTGAGGCTATATCGCCTTTTCCAAGTATCATATTGAGAAATACCAACTTATAGGCTCTTCATCGTCTGTTAGATGAAGTTTAAGATCATGCTCCATTACAAACTCATCTACCGCTTCCTTAACTCCTGTGTTAGGAGTCCTGTAGTCGTGTCCTGCTACTACCCCATCAAAGTTCACCTTCTTAACCCAATTCTCTATATCTTCTTTAACATATTCATATTTATGGTTAGCGTCTATGTAAACAAAGTCTAGTGAGTGGTCTACGAAGTCTTTAACCGCATCCATACTGTACTTCTGAATAAGATGACAATTGTATTTAGATAGTTTCTTTTTAGTAGTTTCAAGCATCTTATTGAATGTACTCTTTCTTTTGTAGTCTGTGTATGCCTCATAAGGTTGCCATAGATCTACACAATAGAGTTTCAGTCCAGGAATCTCTTTACAAAGTGTTTCTGAATAGTCACCACTCGCAACTCCTATCTCAGCACCTACTTTATATCCTAAATCTCTGAAATATCCAGCTAAGTCTTTTCTATTCTTCATAATAGTGATGCCCAAAAACCTATAACGATCTGACTCCAATTGAACCATCTAGCCACATTATATTTCTCTATATCAGTAATAGGTTTGTATTCTCCCTTAAATATCTCAACTAGAGCCTCTACAACATGCTTTGAATGGCGTTGTGGTATAAAGATAGCTAGTGTGTTAAACCATTGTCTATATTGAGGAATATCAAATGCAATAGGTCTTGCCCCACACATAGCTCCTTCAATAATAGGTAACTCAAATCCTTCATGTCTACGAAGTCCTGTTACATATTTACATTGACTCAACTCTAGTGCAAGTTCCTTGTCAGTTAGCTTAGGTTTGTTCTTGTCTCCAAAGTGAAATACCTTTCCACTAACCTTTTTAGCAGCTTCCTTTACTTCAGATAAACATTCTCTTGATAATCCATGTGAACAAATCCCTACGAGGTACTTCTTTTCACATTTAGTCTCCTTAAATACCGATACATCTACTCCAAGAGGAGAGAAATAGAAAGGAAATGGTGCAGCCCTATTGCCGTCCTCTTCAATCAGGTTAGGAAGATTGTAGTAGCTCCATACAAGCTTAGCTTTATACCAAATAGGTAACCAGTCCTCCGTACGAGGATTTGTAGTGTTACGAAGGCATAGTTGAACAATAACATATTGTTTACCTTTGTTTAGTAGTCTCTCAGAGTGATATTTAACACCTCTTCGTTGTCCATAGGCATATATTATGACGATCTCAGCATCTTCCTCGTTATCGACAAACTCCACAAATGGAGGAGCGTACATCTTTAATGCTTTAACTATCCGTTGGATTGCTATATCTGGTTGAGCATCTGCATATATTTTCATGATAGCCAAAATCCTTTCTTCCCTGTAAGGGAAAAATCATATTTAGAGTCCTCTTTGATAGTTTCTCTCCAGTTAGTAGGCCAGTTAGGGAGTGGCATGAACTTATCAATAAGCCATCCGAAGTCATACTTAAAGTCTTTAGTTGATAGCCAGTAGTTTATAGCATACACACGACCTTTCTCCTTATCCTTACTAAATTGTTTATACTGTTCAGTTGAGAAGCCGTATCCTTTACCTCTAGTACCTTTGTGTAGGTGCGCATACCAGGTATTCTTGTTTACAATACATCTACCACCACTTAACCAGGTCTTATTTGTTATCTCCTGAGCTTCCATAGTGAAAGGGCCATAGTTCTCATCATCCATACGCTTGATTGTATTGTCCCAGTGCTTACGAGTCATAAAGTAGCATGATCCTTGGCATGTCATTAAGTCATCTATCATTACATCCTTCCTTTTGTGGTACATCTCATCCCATTTAGCCCCATGTAAGCCGTCTGTTACATCTCCCTTAGTCTTGTAAGGGTAATCTATGAACATATAGTCAATTGGAGGTCTGTTATCCTCTAAAACCTTCCAGTTATCTACATCTAGTCGGTATCTACGAGGCACTACTACCCAATTATCTTCACAATCCTTCTCTAGTTTGACATCATACCCTTGGTCTAGGAGACAATGCTCATCTATTTTCATAATCCACTTTCCCTTAGAGATAGCTACACCCCTATTTATCCCTTCTCTCATGCCTATATTATTGTGTACTGTTCCATGATGGATGTAGGTTACTCGTTTATCCTCTACTATGTCGTTCCAGATACCGTCTAAGACTACGATTACTTCTACATCTCCTTCAGCTTTAGTTAGAAGGTCATTGATAGTCTGGTTAAGATACTGAGGGCTTCTGCTTGGAATAATTACTGAGAGTTTATTCTCCATATGTTTCATAATCATTACTCTTTCTAATAAGAGCCCATGTAAGGTCAGGTGTTACTCCCATACTCTCAGCCCACATAGCAAACGCTGGGACATCCTTCCTTAAACACTTGGAGTTGTTGAAGCCTCTTTTGTCAGGATATACTGCTGTAAACCATAGATTAAATCGTGGATCATCACCGTAAACAGCCTGTATAGTTTCGTAGTAGTCTACTTCTTTTCCAAGCTTCTTTGCTTTCTCTAATATATCAAAAGCTTCTTGACACTGCATCTGCTTGAAAGCTATAGCACGATTCTCCATTAGTTTAATTACTTCAGCTTGATAGTTTGATACTTGTCTTATTGTTACATTAGCGTTATATACAGTATGAAGTAACTCAATAGCTTTTCTTCTATTCCTATCTTTACCACCAATGATAAGAAATGGTCGTTTAGACTCTTCCAACAATGGATGTGCAATTGTTTCCCCGACATATTCGGGCATCATCACGATATTCTTTTTATATTTCTCTTCTAAGTAATCACAAGTACCAGGATTGAGAGTTGAACGAATTATAATAAGAGGACAATTACATTTACTTACTACATCTTCAACTATAGAAGTATCCAGAACTTGTCCTATTTCCTTTAGATCAGTAGGAACAGATACAAATATAGCATCACACGAGTCTATATCCTCTTGTTTAGCATCTCTACCAAATAATAGAGCATCAGGAAAAAGCTTCTGCATCGCCCTTCCCACAAATCCTTTCCCACCAATTATTCCTATCTTATTCATATCTGTCATAGGTATGTAAAGTTTTAATTAAAGTATATAAATTATCTCTTATTTCTAAATCTTTAGGAGTAACTCTATTTCTCTTCTTATTTCTTTCTTTATTCTTCCCTAAAGCTAATACTAAATCAGCTTCAAGTTTCTTTATTTTTAAATATGGATGAATAAGTTTCAAGAATGTTCTTGCTTTTTCATTTGAAACTTCCCAACTCCAATAAGGATGTTTACTTAATTTACTAGGTTTATGTTTATAAATACCTCCGACAACAATATCATTAAAGCTTCTTATAATTAATTCAGAATTACAAGCAACTGATACTTTTTCTGAATAGATACAAGAATATCCTCGTTTTTTATCTTTACAATCTTTTTTTATACCAATATATCCTTCTCCATCTACAAATCCTGCATAATATGCCAGTATTAAATCCATTAGTTTTCTTTAGCAACTACTAACCAATCTGTAGCGAGGATGTCATTCTGGTGAATAATCCATTGATAGTCTTTCCCTTCTCGGTGTACCATGATTATCCCATCAGGTGACATGAATCCATACGCTTCATTCCATTCAGGTCTAGTAACTTTACTTCCTGATACCATGAATGTGAGAGCTTCACTAAATGTAACTGAGAGCTTACTTTGTTTTTTTGGTGTCGGGCTTATCTGATTTTCCATCTGTATTAGGTGTATTTTTAACTGCCATAACTCTGATTGTGTTGTTCTTTCCCTTTACCTTAGCTATGACAATAAGGTCAGGTACGAAGTTAATCTTGGTTAGATCAATAGCGTAGGAGTCTCTGTGTTCTCTGTCCTTTAGTTTGACAGGATTGCTCGTAATAATAAGTGGCTCTGCTTTCTTCTTGGCTTCTTCAGCTTTCTTTAGGATAGCAGCAGCATCCTTTAAGTCCTTCTCTTCAGGCTTTTTTGTCATAGGAAGGGGAAGTTGAAACTTTTAATGAGTGTTCCTTTATGTATGCGTCAACTGCTCTTCTAACATGTTCTGACACACTAACCTCATTTAATAGTTCAAGTAGTTTTACTTGTTCTGTAGATAGATATAAATTAAATCTTTTAAGCATTGTGTATATGATACACAACAGATTTATTTATTGTCAATAGCTATTAAGGCCCAGGTATCTCAAGTGTAGGCGAAGGCGAAGCACTTGGAGACATTGATAGCGATACTGATGTACTTGGACTTACGCTTGCGCTTGGGCTAAGACTTGTAGATGGTGAAAGCGATGAGCTTGGTGATCTACTAAGTGAAGCGGAAGCTGATGGCGATACACTAGCACTTGGGCTGATGCTTGAGCTAGGCGATAGTGAAACTGAGGCACTCGGACTCAGACTTGAGCTAGGTGAAATAGAAGCACTTGGTGAGCGTGAGGCAGATGTACTAGCACTAGGTGAAAGACTTGAACTCTGACTTGTACTTGTGCTAGGTGATATAGAAGCTGAAAGTGAAGTGGATGGGCTTCTACTGCCTGAAGGCGATATAGATGCCGATGGACTAAGACTTCGTGAAGCAGATGCACTTGGACTCATAGAGCTAGATGCAGAAGCAGACGGTGAAATACTGGACGATGGTGAGCTTGAAACACTTGACGATGGGCTTCTACTTGCAGAGCTTGATGGTGATCTAGAGGACGAAGGTGACAGAGAGCTAGATGGAGAACCAGCTATCAATAGAGTCTGGAAGTCTGCTGTTGTTGATCCACCTGTATTAATATAGATACTCGTTCCTGTCGCTTCTCCTACTGTATCATTATCAGGATCTAAAGGTCTAAGTACATAGAAAGTTGCACCATTCTGAAATCCTTCTAATCCATCTGGTACTGTTTCACCCTCTGCGGATAAGATGTTTCCATTTGGATGGTAATTTATGACAGCATTCTGTTGATAAGGTTGTAACGCTACAAGAAAAGCTTTTTCGGCATCTGTCCTAAAGCTAGGAGCAATATCTAAAATTCTCTCTAACTCTAGTTGTGAGCTTTTTGGTAAGTTTTCCTTAAGTAAAAATGTTGACATAATTATTGTTTAGAACTTAGCCAGGGGAGTTTCCCCCCCTGGCGATGGTTAATTCTTAGGCGAATGTGCAGAACAGTTCGGCTGCGAATGATCGTCTCTTGTCAGCTACTTTAGCTCCGTAGACAAAGAGATCCTTATAAGCACTTCCGAAGTTTCCAATCAACACTTCCTCAATATCTGCTGAGAGTAACTTCTCTGCAAATGTCATCCAGTTTTTGTGGCCTGCGAGGATGTGGTAACCGTCTGTGTTGTTGCCTGTCAGTCTGTTGGATTTAAAGATTTTAAATCCTAAGAGTGAACCGATATATCCCTTTTGGATAAGATCTGCGTACACTGCATCAACTGATAAGACTACACCTGTTGCACGAACAACTGTGTTCTCAAATTCTGGTGGAACAATCATCCATCTGTCAGTATCTGGAACTGCGTTGAATCCGTTTGCTTCTGCTTTATCAAGTTTTTCTCTTAAGTCAGCAACATAGGAAACGAGATTAGAAGTTGTGATTGAGACTGCTGTTGCAGCTTCAACTCTATACAAAGCACCTGTGATTGTACCACCTGTATATTGTGAAGTAACATCATCCAAATCATCTTCAATAAAGCCTGTGGTCGTATTAGTTACCGTCTTTACACGATACCATTTTGTATGACCAACTGCTTTAAATCCTCGTCCTACCCATCCTGCAACTGCTGGAGTTCCACCTGAAATGGTGAAAGCACCTGTTACATCTGTGATGGTAATGGTCGTTGCATCGTATACATCAGTTCCAACTCTGTTTCCAGCTTGGACTTTCGTATAAAGAGCAAATGCAAAGAGTTCCATGTTGCGAGCTCTTTCTTCTGCCTTCTGTTTTACAACAGTTGGGTGTGGATCTTTAATATAAGACAACCAGTTGTCTAGTGTCTTTTCTTTCCAGTAGAAGGATTTGTATTGATCTATCACAAGAACAGCATTGTTCTCGGTTAAATCATCTGGAGTCGCAAGATTTGCGCCTGTGTAGTCTCTTTCTGAGATTCGGTCAAAGTTCAAGATGTTTAGTTTTGAACCAACCGAATTAATTTCTCCTTGATAATCACGATTTACGATACTGTCCAGGATAGACATATCATACATTTCCAAGAGAAGTTTTTGAGAAAATCCTTGGGCTAGTGTGGTTGCTCTCGCTGCCATAAGTATTTTGTATAAAACAAATAATGTGAAGAAGTTTGTGCAGTCTCTTAAACGGAGGTTAGGAGCTTACTTCAACTATATAATAAATATGAAGCTTATATACTGTCAAATGGAAATTATTCTATTGCTTCCATCTGTAGTGTACCCTTCTTGATGAGAGCTAGTTTCTCCTTATATAGTTTGTAGTTGCTGTTGCGGATATTGGTAAGCTCTTGAATACCTATTGTATTGTTTGGCTTATCGTTTACCGTTGGCCCTGCTGTACCTTTAGGAAACATCTCACCTGTACTCTTAGGCTTAACAGTCTTAGCTGTATCAAATAGGAATGACTTAACAATAAGATGAAAGTCAGCATTCTTATAAGTAGGCTTTGCTGCATACATCTTAAACTCGTCTTGTTTCCCCTCAAGAGCTGGATAGTTAATCATTGTCTTAGGGTTATCAATGAACTTGTCTACTGCACCATACCATTCAGTTGTGCTCTTGTTAGCTGATGAAGCCTTATGGAGTAGTTCAAACTTACGGTCTGCCATCTCACTTCGTGTTGCTACTCTCTTCTCTGAGTCTGACATTACATCCCAGTCAGGATAGATAGCAGTCATCTCTTCATCAGTTGGAGCAGGTAAGGATGCAGCAGTCTCAATAGCTTCATTCATTTGTTTGTCCTTTTCAAGTAGGGCTTGTGCACCTCGTGTTGAATCTACATATTTCTTCTTGTAGTCTACAACCTTTTCTTCTACTACTTCTTCCTTTGGTTCTTCTTTAGCTACTTCTTGTTCAGGTTGTTCCTCAACGACTTTTTCTTTCTTAACTTCTACTTCTGGTGTAGGTTCTTCTTTTACTTCTTCCTTAGGAGTTTCAACTGGAGTTTCTTCTTTCTCAAATTCTGCTGCTGCTTTTAACGCATTCGCTTCTAGTTCTGCCTTTGTTGGCTTGACATGTAGTTTTACCATAGGTTTCATTCCGATACAATCGGGTTAGAAATTATAATTGTTTGGACTTTTTGATTGGATATTTTGTTTCTTCTTTTTCTATCTTAGGTTCTAATATATCTTTAAACTTTGCTTTCTCTTCTGGTTTTAAGTAATCTCGTCTTGCTTTAAGAAAGCCTTTTTCGTATGAAGTAAGTTGGAATATCTCTTTCATTACTATCTTATCTAGTACATTCTGAAGTTCCTGTCTAGCAATTTCTTTATTTCTTTTAAGTATTGCTTGCATTTCGTTATCCATAATCTAATGGTAGAGTAAAAGTTTATATATTGTCAATAGATAGAGTATATTATCTGTATCTTAGTAGACGACAAGGATTTCCTACCCATATCTCATCTTTCCCTACATGGTTGTCCTCAGTAAGAACTGATCCTGCTCCAATTACTGCACCTTCCTCTATTACATTCCCTCCTAAGATGATAGCTCCTGCACCAATCCATACTCCGTTGCCTATCACTACCTTCTTATGAGTTGCCTGTTGATCTTTAATCATTACTCCAGGCTTAGTTCCATGTGTTGAAGAGCATATGGTAACATTCGGGCCTATTAAGCAACCTTCTCCTAGTTCTATGTCTCCTGCTATGTAAGCTCCCCAGCTAATAAATGTAGTGCGCCCTCGCTTAACCTTAATCTTACCTACATGCGCACCCTCGTCAATTGATAGCCAGGGTTGTCTATACATTACTTCTTAAGTGAAAGAATTGCTTGTTCTATTGCTGCCTTAGCTCGCTCAGGGCTTGTTAGAAAAGCCTCTATTAACATATAGTTCTTGAGTCTTGCCTTCAGTAGTATTTGTTTACGATTAGGAAAGATAAAGAATATATGTTCTGGTGTATCAATCAGCTCACTCTCTACTGAGAACTTCATAGCTGTTATAGATTGTTTGATCTTATCACTTGTTAGAGCGTTAGTCTGTAGGGCTTCCATCCATCCTGATAGAGTAGCCTTTTCATCTTGGTTAAGCTCATCATACTTCATCCCTAGTTTGGTAAGTAGTTCTTCCATATTATGCTTTGTTTGCTACTGGTAATCCAGGTTGCGCTCCTGGTGCTGGCTTCTGTTGTGGAGTTGATGGTAGGTTAGACATAGGTGGTGCTGCCCCTGCTCCCATACCTGGCTGTCCCATCATCTGCATCTGTTGTAGTCTCATTTCTTCTTCCTTCATGATAGCGAGTACATCATCTGCTGGTAAGTCTGAGAACTCTAGCAACTTCTTGTTAGTAATCTCGTTTAACTTCTGGTTCATAGGCATGTTCACCTTAGCAAGCTGTAGTCTTTGGATTGTTGTGTTGTTCTCGTTGTCCTTATCCTCTTGACTCCATACTCTACATCGGTATCCTGCTGAACTCTTCCAGTCTTTAGGCCCAATCTCTCTTGAATAGATGTTAGATGTGTTGCGTCCTTTCTTATAGATCTTAACAGCATCAATCTTATCTCCTGCTGCCTCTAATAACTTAATGAACATCTCTCCTCGTTCAGACCATGCTTGGTTGTAAAACTTGGCTGTGTCCTTAATTCGCTCTTGAGACTGTTGTGCTACCATCTGAGTAACGCCCAAAGGCACTCTACCTTCAGTTGGTGTACCTTGTAAGACTGATGAAGCTCCTGTTGTTTCATTTACCATTCCCTCAATGAATTCAATATCAGCTTTAGTGTTAGATAATTCAGGTATCTCTACATTCTGTAAGACATCGTTTATGTTCTTGCCTTGTGGAACTGGTATACCATACCATCCCCATGGGACTGGAGAATAGCTTTGTGGTGTGAATCCTTCCAGGCTTGAATTGAAGTAGTGCATATTGAAGTTTCTCATCGTTCTGTTCTCAACAAGCTGTGCATACCATGAGTTAATAACCTTATTAGGTTGTCTTAATACATCAGCTATTGAATCAGACCAGAAGTCTTGTCTTTCAAGATCATCTGCCCATGTAACATATGGATAGTGTGTTCTGAAGAAGTGATCCTCAGTAACTCCGATTACTTCCTCTAAAGGTTTCTTCATCAGTATCTCTTGGTCATCTGCCTCTACATAGAGATAGATTTGGGACGGTTTGCCTTCCTCTTCTCTGAATACGAAGTGAAGGGATAGTTCAACATATGTCTCACCTAATACTGGATCATCAGCATCACTCACTCCCATGTCTGACATCTTCTGTTGTTTCTGAGTAAGCATGTCATAGTTAGTGGTTGATTTAAGTAGTCCATTCTTTTCTTTGTGCCAGTCTTGTAGTCGTTTGACTGCTGCCTTATCATATCCTGGATTCTTGTCTAAGGTAGAAAGAGGAACGAAGATGTGTGTGTGAATCAAGAAACGAGATGAATGTATGTTGTGTGGTTCTGTATAGCGAGACACTAGAATATCCTCAGGATCTTGTACTGTGCATACAACTCTTCCATCAATTACTTGCCATTGGTCAAAGGAACGACCAAAGAGTAATACCTGTTTCTTATCAATGACATCCTGCATCTCCATCTTGTTATGCTCAACTGTCCACTTCCAGTATTCATTCTTGAATAGTTCTGCTTGCTTGTCGTTATCTAGGTTCTCAAACTGTAGAACAGGCATGTTATCAATGTAGCGCATGATTGTCCTTAAGCTCTTCTTCATTAAAGGAAGGTTTACTGATTGTCGTTGTGTAAGTCGGTTGTAAGTTACTTTGTCTCTATAGAACTCGTAGTTCTCTGTCCAGTCTTTATACTTTCGTTCACGATAGTTGTATCCATGAAGTTTGTTACGCTCCAACATCTGTAACTCAGTAGATTGTAGTTCAACTCCATCAGGGTTATTACCAGGCGATTTCATAGGTGGCGTTATCATATCAAAATAGTTTATAGCAACGGATTATCATAAGGCAATACTAAATTCCAAGCTCAGGATAATAAGGGCGTATTCCACCTGGATCGTTAGGCTTCCACTCTACTTTGCGTTCATCACTGCTTATAGCATAACGAATAGCATCCATAGCATGATCCCACAGTGGTGCAGGCTTATTCATCGTATCTCCATCCTTATCAACTAACCAAGCATAGTTCTCATATTCTTTTAGGATGTTTCTACTTCTTCTTGTAACGCTAATCCTTTGCTCTTGGACATATTGTATGCCATGTGAGATAGATCCCTCCCCTTTGACTGCTGGTAGGATGTTTATGCCATAGGAACTAATCTCGTCTATACTCTTAGGTTCTGCACTATCAGCTATTACTAAGGTCTTTTCCATATTGTTGAGAGTATCGGCTA